GCGAATCCGGGTTATGTGACAGAGAAAATTCTACATGCATATTATGCAAAGACTATCCCTATTTACTGGGGTAGCCCAACAATAACTGCAGATTTTAATCCGCTATCCTTTATCAATGTAAATAATTTCTATGATTTAGATGCAGTAGTAGATTATGTTAAGATGATTGATAACGACGATGACCTATATAATAGAATCCTAGCAGCAAGTCCTTTTGCTGGAAATATACCTAGAGATTATGTTATGCTAAATAATTTCTTAAATTGGTTTGAATCGGTAGTTTATAATAAAATTGACATGAGAGAAGAATGAAAATACAAACCTTCATTTTTAATTGGGTAGGCCAATACGACAATACGTATAACAAAGAACTACAATTAAAAGATTTCAATCCTGTTATTATTAACAGCGACGAAATCTACAACGATATTCCTGAATGGCATCACATTGGGAATGATGCTTATTTTGGTGCGCAATTTGCCAAAGCAGTTGAATTATTTTTAGAGACCGACAATGAAGTATTATTTCATATACAAGGTGATGCATCATATAATGACTGGCCTAAACTATATGACGATGCAAACAAATATTTTGAGATGTCAGATTGGGGCATTTATGCACCTAATGTAGATTATACATGGTATGACTCTAGCAGAACAGATATTAATAGTTTATATTTTCCGATTGACGGATTAAAAATTGTAGCAAACACAGATTGCACTTGTTGGTTCATCCATAGAGATATTTTAAAACTCTACAAAGAACGTAATCTAAATCTTGAACAATATAAGATGGGTTGGTCTTGGGATATTATATTACCTAGCTTATGTTTTATTAATCAGCGACCCGTAATACGAGACTACAATCATACAATTCAGCATCCGCTAGGTACAGGATATGATACTAACCAAGCAGAAAAAGAAATGCAACAGTTATATGATACTTTGCCCGAGGATCTTCAAGAAGCGTTTCGATACATCAAAGGTGATCGGGAAAATTTAACCAAATATTATCAGACGCCGGCATGAAAAAAATTATAGCGTTTAGTCTTTGGGGTAATAATCCTAAATATTGTGCCGGAGCAATACGCAATGCACAATTAGCTAAAACAATTTTTCCAGAATGGATATGTATTTTTTATTATAATGATACCGTACCTTCAACCTACATTAAAATTTTAAACGAATTTAATAATGTAGAATTAGTACGAATTGCCGATGGATCATTTGGAGCATTTTGGCGATTTTTTGATATGCTCGAAGATACAATTGTTATATCTAGAGATTGTGATTCTCGGTTATCGGAAAGAGAAAAACGCATTGTAGATGATTGGTTACTTAGTAAAGAAAAAATGTGCGTAATACGAGATCATATTAATCACTACGAGTTTCCAATGCTGGCAGGTATGTGGGGTATTAAAAATGGACTTCATATAAATTTGCATAAACCTATGGAACAATATTGGTATACGCATTCTTATTTGGTGGATCAATTTTATTTGCGAGATGTTGTATGGCCGGTGTTAAAAGATAATTGTAAAATTTATGGTATCAAGGAAACTGCTTGGATGCGAGAAACATATGAAAGTATTGGTATGGACTTTATTGGTCAAACATATTCAGAAGATGAATCTCCAGTATATCCCGGCGCTTTAGTATAGGGTTAAAATGGGTATCGCATTATTACATCATACAGGGTTAGGTGACCATTTCATGTGCAATGGTCTTGTTCATCAATTAGCTGATAAGTATGGGGAAGTGGATTTGTTCTGCAAAGAGCATTTGTATAAAACTATCAATCACTTATACATGGATTTTCCTAACATAAAAATTATCCCGATTAAAAATGATTCAGAAGATCCATATCGGTATGCCGCAAATACACAAAAAGATCTAGTACGTGTTGGGTTTGAGCATACCGATTTCAATAGATTTGAGGAATCTTTCTATGAACAAGTAGGATTAGATGTTGATGATGAATTTGCATACTTTCAATTTCCCTCGGATTTATCTGGATCAAAAAAATTATATGAGCAAGTTGTTGCGGCAAAGGGAAAAGATTATATTTTTGTGCATAATGTGAGCTCTTATAAAGCATTTGATTTAAAGATAGAATCAACCTTACCTAGATTTGTGGTTAATAAAACAGATACAGATGACGTATTAGATTATATTGATACTATCTGTAACGCCAAAGAAGTACATATAATAAACAGCGGGTTACATAATTTAGTTTTCCAATTACTATGCCATGGAAAAGTAAATTCTGATAACGTATTTTTTCATGATGCAAGAAAACCAAAAGACGGTGGAATTGCTATTAGAATTCCTAGTGATGTAAAGGTTATACAATATGACTAAACGAGTTACAATAATTACACCTACAACCGGTACAGATTACTTAGAACAATGTTTGCAATCAGTTAAGAAACAAACATATAAAAACATCAATCACTTCGTTGTTATAGATGGGCAACAGTATGCGGAAAAAGCAAACAAAATTTTAGCAATTAATCCGAACGAAGAAAGAACAGTTTTATGTCTTCCGGAAAATACTGGGGCGGATGGGTATAATGGGCATAGGATTTATGGTTCTATTCCTTATCTATGTAATACTGATTATATAATGTACTTAGATGAAGATAATTGGATTGACTCATCTCACGTCCAAAGTTTAATTGATACAATAGATGAGGGCAATGATTGGGCCTTTTCTTTAAGGAAAATTTATGGTAGCAATGGTGATTTTATTTGTACTGATGATTGCGAAAATCTTGGGCTGTGGCCGACTTGCATCAACGAAGAAGAACTCTTTGTAGATGTTGGTGCGTATTTCTTACCTACCGCAATTGCTATTCAAATTTCTCCTTTATGGTATAGACGAGCAAGACATCCTGAGGAACAGCCAGAAGTCGATAGACTTATTATGCAAATTCTGATAGAATATAATTTTAAATATAACACCAACGGTAGATATACGTTAAATTATAGAGTAGGAAACAGGCAAGATTCGGTACAAAAGGAATTCTTTTTGTGGGGAAATGCTAAGATGGAGCAAAAATATGGAGATTATTATCCGTGGCGCAAGAAATAGAATATAAGTTTAATGAGGGTGATCTGTTGAAAGATTTTCAGGCATATGTTGATGCGACATACAATCAACACTACGCCCTAAACAAATATCAAGCAACAGAATTTATTATTGATAACGGACATGGCGTAGGATTTACTGCGGGCAATGTAATGAAATATGTCCAAAGGTACGGAAAAAAAGCAGGAAGGAATAGACAAGACTTGCTAAAGGTGTTACACTATGCATTGATGCTGTTATATGTGCATGACATTGAAACTAAGGAGACTAAATAATGCAAATAAGTAAAGAAACAATTGATATTCTAAAGAACTTCGCTTCTATTAATTCCAATCTAATGATTCGAAAAGGTAAAACGCTTTCGACTATTAGTACCGGTAAAAATATTTTTAGTAAGGCAGATGTAACTGAAGAATTTCCTCTCGAAGTAGCAATTTATGATTTGAACTCATTGCTTGCGCTTTTAACTGTTATGGAAAATCAAGAAGTCAATTTTGGTGAAAAGAGTTTGACTATCTCTAAGGGCAATGGTAAATTTGAGTATTTCTATGCTAGCCCAAGCGTCATTGTTGCTGCACCAGAAAAGAGCATTGAGTTAGATTCGCATTACGAATTTACACTTTCCGCAGATGATGTACAGATGATTATGAAGGCTGCTGCAATTACAGGCGCGCCAACTATCACAATTTCCGGCAAAGAAGGTAAAGTAACACTTAATATTGGCGATAAGAAAAACGACACAGCAAATACGTATAAAAAATCAATCGGAGATAGTGAACATACTTTTGAATGCCATATGGCAGTTGAGAATTTTAAAATTATTCCCGACGCATATAATGTTACTATCTCTAAAAAGAAAGCATTCCAATTTAAACATGCTACTAAAGCAATTGAATATTTTATTGCAATGGAACCCGACTCGGTAGTTTAATGTTGCTGTACGCCTATTATAATATGGAGTTGTTATGGATTATCGTGAAAATGAATTTCTTTGGGTTGAGAAATATCGCCCGAGGAAATTAGAAGATTGTATTCTTCCTGCTAGTCAGAAAACTATTTTTCTGGAAATGCTAGCAAAAGGAGAGATACAAAATATGTTATTATGCGGCGGCGCAGGCATGGGCAAAACGACAGTTGCCCGTGCTTTGTGCGAAGAGCTACAAACAGATTATATCATCATTAATGGATCAGAAGAATCGGGTATTGATGTTCTTCGTACAAAAATTAAACAATTTGCATCTACTGTTTCTTTTAGCGGTAAGCCAAAAGTTGTTATATTAGATGAAGCAGATTATTTAAATCCAAATTCTACACAACCTGCTCTCCGAGCATTTATGGAAGAATTTTCATCTAATTGTAGATTTATTCTTACTTGTAATTTTAAAAATAGAATCATTCCTCCTCTGCATTCTAGAGCAGCAGTCATTGAATTTAAATTACCGAAAGCAGATAAACCTAAAATTGCCTCAGCATTTTTTAAGCGAGTAAATGAAATTCTCAGCATTGAAAAAGTTGAGGCTGATGGCAAAGTTGTTGCAAAGGTAATTGAAAAGCATTTTCCGGATTATCGCAGAGTTCTAAATGAACTTCAGCGTTATGGTGCATCTGGAAAAATTGATGAGGGTATCTTTGTAAGTTTAGGTGAGACTAATCTTCAAGAGTTGATTGCATCTTTAAAAGATAAGGATTGGAAGAAGATGCGAACGTGGGTTGTTAATAATATCGACAATGATCCGCAAACTATTTTTAGAAAACTATATGATGTTTTATGCGATGAGGTTATACAAATACCTCAGTTAGTATTGCTGCTAGCAGATTATCAATATAAGTCCGCATTTTGTGCAGACCAAGAAATTAATTTGGTAGCATGTTTAACTGAGATTATGGCAGCGGTAGAATTTAAATAATGATAAATCCCTTTGAAAATATATTCATTTGGATAAAAGAAGATTGGAAATCTCACCCTCTTCGTTTTAGTATTGAGCTACTTGCGTGGGCATTAAGTATCGGCTGTACTATGTGGATGGGGTATACTTTACCTAATCCTCCTTTCATATATCTTTATCCGTTGTTCATGATTCAATGTATGCTTTTTGCTTGGTCAGCTTGGACTAGGGGGTCAACAGGTATGATTGCAAATTACCTATTGATAGTAACAATAGATGCAGTAGCATATGTGAGGATGTTATGAGTTTATTCGGTAAGCCCGTTGAAAAAATTGAGGAAGTTCCGTATAAATCTCCCGCAATTTCTCCCTTTGATTTTATTAATTCTATACATCATTCTAAGCAAGATTTGATCGTAGATGAATGGTCCGAAAAACAATACAATCCCTTTATTATAAACAAGGGATTATCCTATGGACACGATACCGTTATACCCGCAAATGAGATGAATTCCCGCCCTCATTTGGATAAAATTCTTCAATTTCACTTTCTCATAAATATTGTTAGACCTAGAAAAAGATTCAATAAATGGATAAAGGTCGATAAAATCGATGAATTGGAAGTAGTAAAAGAATACTATGGCTATAGCACAGAAAAAGCCAAACAAGTACTCCCCCTTCTAAATGAGTCGGTTCTTGATAAAATGAAGAAAAGCTTAACAAGGGGCGGTAAGAATGAGTACTGACATCATTTCAATAAATTTTCCGGGATACAATCCGTTAGAAGTAATTTTAACAGAGCCCGATGATTTTCTTAAGGTAAGAGAAACCTTAACTCGTATAGGAGTAGCTTCAAGAAAAGATAAAACACTATACCAATCATGCCACATATTGCATAAGCAAGGTAGATATTTCATTGTACATTTTAAAGAACTATTCGCATTAGATGGAAAAATTGCAGATCTTTCTGAAAATGATTTACAACGACGAAATACCATTGCTAAATTGTTAGTGGATTGGGGATTAGTAGAAATTAATAATCCTCACAATTTTGTAAATTACGCCCCTCTTTCTCAGATAAAAGTTATTTCGCATAAAGAGAAAGATGATTGGACACTAGAAACAAAGTATAACATTGGCAAGAAAAAGATGCCAATGGGATATAAATAATATATTACACATTGATCTCACGTTGAATCTTGCTGCAGCATCTTCAATAACCTGATCTTCATTAGCAGTACTTTTTATAAATATTAGGAGAACAATATGTGGACAACACCATCGGCAATCGATTTGCGTTTCGGGTTCGAAATCACAATGTACATTGCAAATAGGTAATACCGCTTTCCTCGGGATGGGAACGTAAAGACTTCACCTTAGGACCGCTTTGGTACGGAGCGTGAATTAAGCTGGCACAACGATAGGGTGTCCCTGTATTCAGTAAGCAGGATAGCTATGCCTTCGGGGTAGCACTTTCTTTAACTCGCTTAATAGGAGCACTTATGATTACAGCCGATATTTTTATCGACACAGTTCAAAACGGCAAACGCCAATTCATTTCTAAATATGTAACAGACAAAGACCTTGCAAAACCACTCAACGATTTTGTGGATGCGCAGACTGTATTTTCGCACGCAGTAGTTACATCAGTGAAAGAATCTTTTGGTCATCTAAATAAAAAAATAACTCAAAGTAAAATTGAAGAAGTAATTAATCCATTTAATATTGATTGGGTTCAAGCAGGTATGAAAGCTTGGTTAGATCAACCAGCAACTAAAACTAAACCATATAAGGAGTAACATATGACGACTCCTGCTTTTAGTAATTTCATTTTTGGCCCAGCATATAAAGATGTTGAGAAGTTTTTTGTTGGTTATGATCAACAGTTTAATCGCATGGCAAAGTTTCACGATGACCTGGCGAAAAATGTACCAAATTATCCTCCATATAATATTAAGAAAACCGGTGAGAATACTTATGCTATTGAATTAGCGGTTGCCGGTTTTGGTAAACAGGATATTGAGATTGAATTCGCAGATGATGTACTTATTGTCAAAGGAAATACCTCTGAAGATAATAACGATTATTTGTTTAAAGGAATCGCTGCACGCAACTTTACTCGTACATTCGCATTGAATGAACAAATTGAAATTAAAGATGCAGAACTTTTTAATGGTATGCTTAAGATTGTACTAGAACGTATTATCCCCGAGCATAAGAAACCTAAAAAGATTGAAGTTAAAGATGCAAATGAACCTACATCTTCTAACGGAAAAAAGTCTAAGAAAGAATTGTTATTGGAGGATACTAATGCAATTGATTAAAAAAGTTTGTAATCTTTTTTCATTGAAGCATCGGTATAATTCAGATTTAGAAAACTTTATTCTTAGTAATAATCCAAAAGATGTTTCGGATGTAGAGCGGTTAGCGAAGCAATATGATATGGCTCGCAAAAATAGTTTTTATTAAATACATGCGGGGGGAAACCCCCGCAACTGAAAGGATATTATGATTAGATTACTTAAGTTAATAACGAGTGAAGAAATTGTGGGTGAATGTACTAAGCGAGGATCTAAAATTTTTGTAAAAAGACCTTGTGCGATTATGCTTATTCAATCTAAATCTACACCCGATCAGCATTCAATGGCATTAATCCCCTATGCTGGATATACCAAAGGTCACGAAGTACAAATTGAATCTAAACATATAGTTTGGGAAGCTGAGTTGGATGAAGATGTATTGAATCAATATACATCTCTATTTGGTTCTGCAATTCAAATTGTAACCTCGGCTGCAGATAAGGCAACAATACCAAATACATCTACTTTAAATATAGTAAAAAATTAAACTAAGAACTAGGGCACCGCCCTAGTTTTAGTATCAAATAACTTCTTTACCGCATACTGTGATAAAGACTTGCTCGCGGGGCGTATTAGGTATATCTAAATTTGTTACATACTCCCCCATTTGATGCCGTTGTATCCATACTATTTTATTGTCTGCATCTGTAAAGAAATCTGTTATTAGATATAACTTAGCAGAATCACATTCAACTAAACCAAAACTATAAATTTTCTTAATTGGTACGGGAATCTGTTCGTATTTTACCTCATTGTTAAATACAATCATACTATGCATCTTAAGCATTTCATCGGACTTAGCAAATCCGCCCTTATTTAAATATAACTGATAAGTGGATTCTTTTGCAACAAATTCCCAATCCAAATTAGTATATGCTATAGTGTAATCACCGTTCTCTTCAATAAAATGAAATTTAAATTCATTTGCTGCGAATGTAATTGTTGCGAACGCTAATAGAATAATTGCTAATAGTTTTTTCATGACAATCCTTCATTATGAGCCTAATCTTGATTAAAGAATTTTTTCTTAGGCTTAGGTGGTGCTACAGGTGGCGGTGGAGGTTCGGGTTCCTTCTTAGTATGTATATGATCTTTTTTCAACATATCTTTAAAAAGTTTTACAGTTTTTAGAAGTTCTCTATCTGCAACCATTTTTATGGCTAATAGTTTACTGTCATAACTATTAGCTCCCTCTAATAAATCCCTAGATACGGACATCTTCTTTTTTGGTTTTAATGCTTGGAGTTGTTTCTTAAACTCTTCTGATTCTGGTGTCTTTTCTTCTTCGCTCATTTTTTTCCTAGGTGCAATCTACCCATCGTAAAGTTGAATACCAATCATACGTTGGACTACCTTTAGGTATAAAGCAAGTGCCTAATTCTGGATTTTGCTGTATCCTATCCTGTACGATCAAATACATACAACCCACGTACAAAACTATTGCAAGTAATATTGTTGCAACCCATGAACTATCATTAAGTAATGCTTGTAATTTTCTTCTTCGTCTAGCAGCTTTAGCCATAGCTACAGCTCGCGCTTCTTTTTGTTCTTTTTCTGCTCGGTCTCGTTTTTCTTCTATAAGGTCAGACAATCGCTGTCTTTCCGCACTAAATCTACTCCATATATCACCCAATCCAGGTGTTTGATAAATCAACATTTCTCGCAATTCTACTTCGGCTTGCTCAAGTTGCATCTGCATCATAACATTATTCAACGCTTGAGAATTAACCTTAGACGGGTCATCGCTGTCTTCACTTTCCTTTTTTGCTTGAGCAGCGGCTTCTTGTACTACTCCTTTGGCATCTAGAAACTTTCCAATATTTCCGGACACCTCCATTGTAATTTCTGATACATCTGCCGCTGCTGCTTGACATTCTTTATAGAACTCCACACCTGATCTTATTGCTTTTAATGCCCCTTGCGCCATCGCAAAGGCGGTGATTGGATCCACGACATTCCTTTTTCTTTTTAGCTTTTTAGTTCCTCCGCAGCTTCTTCTTCTGCTTCGGCCCGATTATTAATTTCTGCTTGAAATGCAGATCTTTGCATTTCTGCACCTGCCATTGCTGCTTCTCTACCTGTACCTGCAAGCATAATACCGCTTAATGTTCCGCATAAAAATGTTGCCACGGGAATAATAAGTTCAAAAAATTTACTATCAATGGGACTTATTGCATCTAGCGGCTGAGTAACAAAAATAATACTATATAACACTACAAAAATAATGCCAATTAACGTAAATGCTAAACAAGCACCAATAAACACTTTAAGTCTAACCATTAACTCCGATTCAGTATATCTCTCACCGGGCTTAGATACTTTTGATTTTTCGCTATTTTTCATCTTTTCAAATCCTTATTAAAAATTAGTTCAGGGCAATCTCGATTCACTTCACATATTGGTTTTTTGCATTGTGGGGTATTCCAATTCCCCGGATCTTGGCATGGGTATCTAAATGCTTGATTGCATCCTGCCAGTAGTAAAATTATAAAAATACAATATTTTATATACATCATGTTATCCTCGTCTTGTCCATGAACTTATGCCAACGTATGCGCCCACTACGCCACCTAATGCAATCCAGTACAATTCCAATGCAGAACTGATTCGTTCAATCCTTGATTCTGGGACAACAAACATAATAGAAAATGCTGTGACAATGAGTGAAATTAACGCTACCCATGCCATTCTTCTTCTATTTTTTGCTCGTTGTTCGTAGATAGTATATTCCTTTTTATCTAAAATTCCATCATGGTTTATATCAATAGATTCTAGATTTTCTTCAGTAGCCATTTACACCTCTCATGTTATGCCGTAAATCTATACGTTAGTATTTCTACG